CGTGCTGCAAGACATCTGGCTGCAATACGGCTTGGTGTGGATTCCGCCTGCCAGCTCCATCGCGCCCGGCGAGCTGTGCAAGTGGAGCTACGACGCCGGCGCGGTGGCCGGCACCAACCTGATCGGCAACACCGAGGCCCAGACCACCCTGAGCTTGGAGATGTTCGGGACCAACCGCGTCGACCGGTCCTCGATCCATCTCACCATCCACGAAATCGCGGTCACCAGCGCCACCGAGACGGACTTTGCCGGCAGCGAGTACTTCAAGCCGCAGTTCTCCGGGGTGATGAGCACGCCCAACGGCAAGGCCGGGCCCTACGAGATCGAAACGCTGACCTTCGCCTAAACGGCGCCCGATGGGGGCGATGGTGAGAATTGTGACCGAGAAAATCGCGCTCGCCTTCGCGGGGTCAAGCGGATTGGCGGCGCTTTACAAATTCGTCAACCAACCGCCGCACTTCTTCGGCGTTTGTTCCAAATGCACGATGCAAGGCATAACTCGTGCCATAGGAGCCTGAAATGGCTATCCGCAACTTAGAGCTTGCCCTTCGTATCCGCACCATCATCGAAGATGCCAACAATATCGATGATTTGCGCCGCGATATGGGCGGGCTGGCCGATGAGGTCGAGAATGCGGGAGATCGCGCGGGCGCGGCGGGTAGCGAACTAGACGATTTAGCCGAGTCCGAGCGCGAGGCGGGACGGAGCGCTCGAGATGCTTCCAGCGGAGTATCCGAGCTGGCGGAAGGGCTTAAAGCTTTTTTATCTCTGGCCGCCGCCAAGGAAATTATCGACCTCAATGACCGCTTGGCGAACCTTAGGCGCGGGTTCGACGTGATCACTGGCAGCCAGCAAGGCACGGCGGATGCCCTGGATTTCGTTCGCGGCGTAGCGGACCGGCTGGGCGTCAGCATGTTCGACCTATCGCAAAGCTACCTGAAACTGGTGGCGGCAAGCAAGGGAACGCAACTTGAAGGCAAGGCGACCGAACAGATTTTCAGCAGTCTGAGCGGCGCGCTCAGCACCGTGGGGGCATCCACCGAATCGGTTGAAAACGCCCTGAACGCTATCGCGCAGATGATGAGCAAAGGTGTGGTTTCCGCCGAAGAATTGCGCGGACAGTTAGGCGATGTACTTCCGGGAGCGGCGCAGCAGGCCGCGCAATCGCTGCTGACCACCAACGCCGAATTCAGCAAGATGTTGGAATCCGGCGAGGTGATCGCATCCGAGTTCCTGCCGAAGTTCGCCGTCCAACTCGAACAGGCGATGGGCGGAGGCGGGCAGCAGGTTGATACCTTTGCAGCCGCGCTCAGCCGGTTGCAAAATCGGCTGATCGATCTAGCAACTGGCGCTGCTGGCCAAGCGTTAACGCGATTTGCGACCGTTTTGTTATCCGCCTTGGAGCCGGCTTTACGCGGGCTGGAGGCAATGGATTCGCTGATCGGCGCGGTCGGCCGCGCGCTGGGAGGGCTGGCGGCTGGCGAGGCGGGAGCAGCGCTTTCGGATTTTTCGGCGGCGGTATCCGAAACCGCGTTAAATTTGGTCGGGCTGAAATCTGAAGCCCAACTGGCCGCAGAGCAGCAAAAGCGGTTGGCCGAAGAAACGAAAGCGGCGGTCATCCCTATCGATGCCTTGCAAACGGCGGTCGCGCGAGGCGAGTTAAAGGCTCTCCCCGAAACGTTGCAGGCGGCGGTTGCGGAATTGCGGAAAACAGGCGACGCGGCGGCCGCAACTGAGCAGGCCATCTCCAAATTTCTGGGCAGCGTTGCCAAAAATCTGAACTTTGACGGGGTCATCACTCTCGCCACCAGCCTAAAGGCGGTCGGGCAGGAAGCGCAAAGCGCGGGAGCTAAAATCCAGGACACGTTGGCCGGCGCGCTCGCAAAGCTCTCCGACGAACAACTGGTCGCCTTGAAAGCGGCGGCGGAATCCGCCATGGCTTCGGCCAGTCGAGGCAGCGAACAGGCGCGGAAAAGCTTTGCCGACCTCGGTCTTATCGTGGATGCCGTCGCTAACGTACAACTGAAGCGCGCCGCTGAAGAGTCAGACAGAGTCGCGCAAGCGTCGCGCGGCTATACCGGCGCGCTCGAACAACTCGCCACCGCGCAAACTGCTGGCCTGCGCGCCGAAATCGATCTGGCCAATGCCAAGGGCCAGACTTGGGTTGCGCAGCAAAAAACCGCCGAACTGGCCCAACTTGAGGCGCAATGGACGCAGGCCATTGCCGCCGCCAAGCAATTGGAGATCGCCGCCGAAAAAGCGAGCGTCGAGGCCAAGATCGCCGAATTGCAGGCGCGGGCCGAGGTTACGGATGCCGTGCAGCGTGAAATCAGCGCCCTCCAACTGAAAATGGCGGCGCTCGGGCAGGAAGCCGAGGCGCAAAAGCTTGCGGCCGAGGTGGCGGCGGTGCGGGCCGGCCAACAAGCGGCGAGCGCATCGGCTACGACAGCGGCGGTCGATTCCACGCAACAGCACACACGCGCGGTCTCCGAAAACTCGGACGCACAGGAAAAATCAAACGCCAGCATGTCGGCCGGCGGCGGCTTCGCCAAAGCGATGGCCGACGCGCTGAACTTCGCGCGCCAGCAGACTGAGGAGCTGTCGGGAGCCACCAAGCGGCTGTTCGAGCGCATGTTGTGGACCGAAGTGCTGCGAGAGCCGACCGCCTATTCGACCGAGCTGCAAAAAGTCGTCATCGAGCTGGACAAGATGCCCGGCAAATACGACGACATTACGTCAAAAATCGCGCAGATGAACGCGACGATCCGCGAGAATCAAGAATCGTTGCTGTTCGCGCCGAATTCGGCCGCTCGCTTTATCGAGCGGCTCAACATCGCCAGCGCCGCCGCGCAAAAAGCGTGGCTCGAACAGAAACTAGCGGCGGAACAGTCGGCGGATGCCATCGAGCGCTTGGCCAATTCCGGAACAGCGTCCATGCACGCGCTCGATCTGGCGATCCGCTCCGCCGCCGGCGGCTACTCGCTGTTAGACCAGCAAGACATGAGCCGGCTTAATAGCGCGTTGGATCAAGCGAGGAGCAAATTGGCGGCTCTAGAAGAGGCCGCGCGCTCCGCTGAAGCCGCGCTTTCCGAAATGGGCGATAACTTTCAGCGCCAAATCCTCCAGGCCCAGGGCGACCAGCGCCGGTTGCTCGATCTGGAGCATGAGGACAACCTCAAGCGGCTGGAAGAACTGCACCAGAAAGCGGGCCAACTGGGCGGCGATGAGTACGCCCAGGCCAAGGCGCGGGCCGATGCGCTGCACTCGCTCAAACTCACCCAACTGGCCGCCGAGGAAGCCGCCAAGCGCCGGCAGGAAGCGGAATCTCGGACACCGCAGCCGACGGGAGGGGGTGGCGGAACAGGAACGGCGGGCGCGACGGGCGGCGGGACGACCTCCGTCACCAACAATTTTTACGTCGATCCGACGAAGTTAGCCAACGAAGAATGGGTCCGGCAAAACGTGATTCCCACATTCGATAAAGTCGCGAGGCTGCGGCGGTGAGCAGCCCGCACCGCTTCCTCTCCAACGACCGCAACGCCGCGCTAGGCGCGCAAGTCTCGGCGTCCTCAATCTTGCCGGCCGAGTCTACCGCCTTCCCGCTCGCCCGCGCCCGGAACGGCACCGCGCGGGCGATCCTCTCGGGCGGTTATACCGGCGCGGATGACACGCTGATCGAACTGGAAATCGTTTCCGACACCGGCTCGGGGATGCTCTCGGCTCCGACTTTTGCTGGAGCCGGAAACGGCGCGCTGTCGGACCTTGCCGCGACCGGCGTTCCGGCGCAGAGCTTTACCTTGCTGCTAGCGAGCCTCGGTACGCCCACCAAAAAAGCGGCGGCGGATTTCTACGGCGTCAAGCTCTCCGCGAAAGCCGAGGGCGCGGCCGGCAACGGCATCGAGATCGCGGTATCGACCGCCGGCATCACCGCGAGCCCGACGGTATACTCGTTCCTCGAAACCGCCAAGGCGGGCGATTCCAGCTTTAAGGGCCCGCAATGGGACTTCGGCGGCTACCCGCTCACCGCCGATGGCGAGATCGACCCCCGCACGGCGCGATTGCGCTTCGGCCACGACCCGCAGGTCTACCGGCAATATAAAACTTTCCAGGACGGCGAATGGGCCTACCTGATCGACCCGCCCATCGTCCGCGACCTGCCGGCGGAAACGCCGGTTGCGGCGCTGTCGGGCGGCTACACCGTCACCGTGACCGCCGGTGCCACCGTCGAAACGTATCCCGCCATCATCACGCTGTTTGACCTGCTCAACGCCCTCAAAACTCGCTCGAATCTGATCGAGGTGGCCGGCGTGGTGGTGGAAGACAAAACGCCCGGCGGGATGGCCGCCGACGAACTGCCGCTACGGACCGACGCCTACGCCCTGCCCGCAAGTTATTCCGGAAACGCGGCCTTTCCGGGCTTGGGCGCGGTGGCGGTGGCGGCGGGCGCGCCGACGGAAATCGTTACGCTCGCGTGTGCCGACATCGCGACCCTCGGCGGCGAGCGCTGGACCGTGGCCGGCAGCGTCAGCGGCGCGATGGCGGAATGCCAAACCGGCAGCGCCTACCAAAATGCGCGGGGCTACGGCTGGACCGTCCCGCGCGTGTTGCCGCCGCCGTCGGATGTCGCCACCGGCCGGATCAAGGTCAAGGACATCAGTTTCGCGTTCCGCCCCGAAGGCGCGCCCGGCGTCGAACTGTGCATCAAACCGCTGGTGGCAGGCGCGAAAGCCAAGGCGATGACCGTCGAAGTCGTCTACACCCGCAAACCGTCCGCCGATTGCCCTTGCGACCGCGCGCAAGTGAGCGGCCGCCTCAACCCCAAATGCCTCGGTATCGACATCGAGGAGGGAACCGATATGGCGCTAGACCCGAATCTGCAAGCGGCGCTGGAGGCGCTGTATGCCTGGCGCAAGGGCTTCATGCGCAACAACACCGCCTTGCCGGCCGGCTCGGGCGGAACCCGCGCGGCGTTCTTCGATCTGGAACTGTGCGACCAGATTACCGACGAATTTAGTAAGGCGATGCAAGACGCCTACGCCGTCGAGGCCGCCCGCACCGAATGGACCGCGCGCTTTACGGAAATGCAAACGGATGTCAGCGGGCTCAATCTGTTGGCGGGCGCGGGGTCGATAGCGACCGTGGCCCTCGGAACGTCATATACCGCCGGGTCCGTGTTCGTGCCGCCGCTGCACTTGTGGACCGGGCACAAGTATCGAGTAGTTCGCGCCCAGGTGCTCTACTCGGCAGCACTGCATGAGGGTGCAGTACTGATGCGGCATCCGGACCAGTATCCGACGGATGGCACGGCAACAGAGCTAACAATGCAATACATGGTTGAGGGGCTGTATCCTGCCGAGGGCTACATATCAATCCAAGACGATGGTCCGATTGAAGACGGTGATCTGGTCATCAACAGCGATTCCGGCGCGCTCCGCTCAGCCATCGCACAATTTGTCCGCCGCTACCAAGCGGCGATGGACTACGTTCGCACGCTGGCGGGCATCATCCCAAAATCTGACGCCGGCAGCCGAGGGAGCGACTGCTGGCAGCCGTGCGACGGCGAATTTGAGTGGCGGGTCAACGGACGCGAGTATCTGCCAGCCTGCACCAACGCGCCCTACCAATCCTGCATCGAGGTGCTGGACGAAAAGGGCGATACCCGGATCGTTTCGACGCAGGAGTTTGGTTTTATCATCCGCTGCGGCTGTCCCGAGCGGCTGCTCCCCGGCGACAAGTTTTCGTTCACCATCGAAAACGACGCCGCCCCGCCCAAGACCTACCAAGTCGGCGATACGATCAAAATTCCCGTGATCGCCGCCGCGCCCCTGGCGCTGGCCGGCGGACAGGACGGTGACGATACCCTGACCTGGACCGTGCGCGGATCGGCGGGCGCGACCTGGCCGGATTACGCCGCCCCCATC